GGACATGATATTGAATTAACTTACTTTGGAGCAAAAGGTAAACTTGAGAACGCAGTAAATGCTGCAATCGTTTGTAATACTTGTTATGAAGTGTTATTTAATTATGATAAGGAGGAATCAAAATGAACAAAGAAACAAAATTTATGAATAGAATGGATTCAGAAACCATTCCAAATAGAATACCAACAGCTGAAATTGCTTTTGAAGAATATGATCCAAAAAACATAGATGTTTGGGACGAGTATGTTCCAATGAGAGATGAGGACGTTAGATTAACTAAAGCAATTTTAAGTGCACAGTACCCATATCTAATTGAATCTGAAAAAGGTCAAGGAAAAACACTTCTTGTACATACTATATGTAAAAGAGAGGAAATTGCCTTAGTAGAAGAACCTATTGGTGTTGGAACTAAAAAAACTGATCTAATAGGTACAAAGGAAATAAACAGAGATGGTACAATATTCAATCTTGGTTTATTGCCAAGAGCAATAGAGGTTGCAAACCATTATGGTCATGCTGTTTTGTATGGTGATGAAGGAAATGCACAAGATCATGAGATACAAAGATATTGGAATAGAATATGTGATGGAAGAAAATCCATTGTTGCAAATGGTAAAACATACAAGCTAAAAGAAGGTTGTAAACTTGCAATAATTTGGACTATAAACCCAGTAACATATGCAGGTATAAACACAATGACGGAAGATCTACGATCAAGATTCACTGGAAGTGTTTGGTCATATCCTACTGAGGATGATTTCAAGCGAGTGGTTAATTGGGGAGATCTTTCTCCAGATTTGGTTATACAACCAATGTTAACACTGATACAAGATATTTACTCTTTAAGAGTAAAAGGAGAGGTTGAGTATGCTCTTTCGGTAAGAGATATTGCACAGTTTTGTGATTATTTAAAACAAGCAATAGTCGATGAAGTAAAATCACCTATTGAAAATGCACTATCAGAAGTAGTATTAATAAAATATGGTGAACCCACTGAAAGAGAATTGATCAGAATACGAATTAATGACACATTTGGGGTGAACATATGATAGGTAATGTGAAGGGAGGACGTACAAAGAAAGACAATCTAGAAAGATGTATTAATTGTAACCAAACAATGAGGGCACCATACAAAGGTGGGGGTAAAATGTATTGCAATAGAGTATGTCTTGATCAATATAGGAACAAAAATGGGTATTGGCAAACATGGTATCAGAAAAAACCTGAAGTAATAGCAAGGCAGAAAAAACTATGTAATGTGTGCAAACGAAATATAAAAGAGGTTGGTGAAAGAAAACAGTCTAATAAATACTGTTCAAACAGATGTATGCTGATAGCACAAGGAATTAGAGATAGTGGGCAAACATATGTTGAGGTTAAAATGACATTACCACAATATAGGAGATATATGAAAAATGCCTAGAAGAAACGTAGATGTATTGACTGAAAGAGAGTTGTTTGAAAAAACAGCTAGGCTCGTTGAACATGCACAAACCTGTAAAATAAAATTAGCATACCAAGATTCTGGATCAAACTATGCAAAATATATGGGACGTGACAAGTTGTCTGGATTGAAGAAGGTATATTATGTATGTATAGCACAACCACCTGTAAAAGGAATAGCAAAATATACTGCATTAATTCATGAACTTGCTCATATATTGTACGATACCCCATTTAGTGGTATAAAAAATCTACTAGATCCCAAAACATCAATAATGGGTGGTACTAGATTCAAGGATCATAAACTAGCATTTAATGTTTGGAATATACTTGAAGATCAAAGAATAGAGTCACATCTTATGAGATGGTATCTTGCATATAGAAAAAGATTTATGAAAACAAGAGAGGGATTAGGAAAAAGTATGAAGTCTGATTGTGATATAAACAACCCCCTGTTTACAATAATGTCTTTAAGGTTTCAACGAGATGATTATGCGAAAAAAGGAAAGTATTATGAAGAAATTAAAGATGCATTAGAAAATGTTGAACACACTGACAAGTTTGGTGCATTACGAATACTGATAACTCTAAGTGATGTGTTAAATGAATATTCAGAAAATGTCAAAGACACAATACTTGGTAGTAAAAAATACACAGAAAGTGCTTCTACTGAAGCCAGTGGAGAGTCTGAACAAAAAGAGCTTCTTGAAGAACTTCCAGCAGATGTAAGGACATATCTTAATGAATTTGGTTCAAAAATAGACAAAGATTCTTTAATAGAATCTGGTAAAATTGAAGGTGAGAAACAATTTCTTGATGTTAAAGGAAAAATGTTGGGTGATGGGAGTGGGGCAGTTGATAATACACCACCTAATGTTAAGATAATAGAGAGAGTGTCTGATAAAGTTTCACCTAATATGGAAATTGCCCACGCATTAAATAAATTATTTAAGCGTGTAAAAATGCTAAATAAACCACATATATCTACTGAGGGTGATGATGTTGATGTAGAAGAATATGTAGAGAGATATATTAATGGTTTAAAACTAAACGAGTGCCTAATGGGTGTAACGAAATCAAATGGTGCATCAATAGTTGTCTCAATAGATGGCTCTACATCAATGAGGTTTGATAGAATAGATACGGCAAGAAATCTTGTAGCAACTCTTTACAAATCTGTGGAGGGGTTAAAAGGAGTCGAAATACGAGGTAATATATGGTCTAGTAATGGTAATGGTGAAATAGGAATTACTGAGATAAACAACGAAAAAGACGTGAAAAATATAACAGTACATGATAAGTATCCATGCACACCAACTCATATGGGACTTGATTACTCTGCTAAAATGCTAAAAGAGATGAAGGGAAACAAAAAGTTTCTTTTTCTCATAACTGATGGTGCGCCTAACTACTATAATGATGGTAAGCGTATACAAAGAAACAACTATCTAAAGATGTGTAAGAGATCTCTTAAAAAAGTTCTAAAACTTACACCAAATGTTGTATGTATATTAGTTAATTCTAACCCATATCATAGGTACGACTTAAGAGTGCTCTTTACGAAGAAAAGGGTTCTTGTGTTTAGAAACATGGAACGAGCATCCGAAAAGGTTATAAAACAATTTAAAGGAGTTATTATGAGCCGATAGTGAGTAATCCATTAAATAAACGTAGTATGCCAAAGAAGTTAAGAGAGAAGATAGTAAAAAGAATACTTGATATACAAAAAGAGCATTTTATACCACCACATCAAGACACATATGAGGAAATAGATGAGGATAATGATGAAAAATTACAAATGAATCTCAGATCACATGAAATTTTGCACAGTGAATGGGCAGTTGGAGATAAAAAAATTGCTAAGTGATCGAGAAAAATTTATTCATCATTTTGTGACTTTGACAACGGTGAAAATAATTCATGATAAAATAAATTATGATAGAGATTTTGAGGGGCAAAATGAAGAAGAGGTTCAGCGAATTGTGAGAATAATAAGAGAAACACGTTGTAGGCATTTAAGAGATGATGAAGTGGAAATTCTTTTAGATGAATTGCGAGACGAAGCATTATGTGGTGGAACTACCATAAATCAATTTATTAAATAGACTTAAATAGAAGTATTAAAAAAAACTTATATGTGTAATGGTCTCTGTGTTAGATTTAAAAGGAAGCGAAAAGAAAAAAACTATTATTGCCAAAAGTGTGCAAAGTTTATTCCAAAAAGTTGCTTAAAAAGAGAAGAAAAAGATAATGGACGGCTTAGATGTTCGTGCTGTAATGGTTTAGTTAGAAATAAAACAAGAGTGTATCTTACTACTTAGTATCCAATTTTATCTTCGTTTCTTGAATTAACCAAGTCTTCAATATCCACACCAACAAATGACATTTTTCTCCATCTTGATATTGGGTATCTAAATTGTTTTATCCTTCCTTCAGTAACTCTATCATGAACTTCAGAACTGAAAAATTTTCTACTGTCTCCAGCTTTACCATGAAAATCATTATATCTCATTTTTACTACTTTGTCTGGGAAATATATCTGTAATATCATATGTGCCAATTCATGACAAATAACTGACATATTCTGTAATGTTATTAGGTTATTTTTATTATCTGTGACAAAACATACTATGTTTCCTCTGCCTGTAATTCCATGTGGAATACTGAAATCTAACTCTTCAAATCTTGGATCATTGGTATAAGCTCCATCATAATCGGTTGTTGGTTTTATTTCTATTACCCACTTATCTTGTTCCATGTATCTTGGATAGTCTTTATAGTAATAATGATCATAAATATACTTTAAAATTAACTTTTCATATAATTTTGTGTCTATGTTTTTTGTTGTAAATTTTATTTCCATGTATATTTTCCCCTTATTGACTTATTATACTTTTCTGCCATGCCATTAAAAGCCCTTCTAAACATATATGATCTAACCATTGAAACTGTGGTGTAGATAACACCAATAATAACAGCTGTTGAGAGCACTTGATTTGATATATCATCAATAAATAGAGGCAACATGAATAAATTCAATAACAGTGCTATGAAAAACCCTGCACCCACACTAAGAGTTGTCTCTAAAAGAGACTCTTTTTTACTCTGCATACTGCTTATCCAACCTCAAAGCAATGTATTTTCTTTTATTTGTATTCAATCTTGGTCTATTTGCAACTCTACCATGACAGCATGGACATCTTATTTTATTAATAACGTCTTCATTTTTCATCCATTTATCACAAGTTCTACATCTACTATGAGTTAGAAATGGTAACATTGATGGTCTAGTTTCAGTCCAATAATCACATTTACCTTTACAAACTATTACCACTACCAAACACTTCCTTTATCACTACAATCCATGTGAGACCCACAATTAGGACATCTTAGATGACATGGCTGAATTTCTTCCATGAGAAACCCACATTGTTCACAAACCTCACTAGTTGTTTTTCCCTTACTTGTCATACCTCATTACCCCATGTCTCCCATTTAAGGCTTTTCTTTCTTGCAAACATTTCTAGTCGTGGTAAATCACCACAAAGCTCAACAATTCTATCTCTAACTTCATCAGGCTTCTTTGAGTGTTTTTCAGGCACACTTTCTATAATTTGTCTTATCCCTGCATTAATTCTTTTTGGTTTTCCTTTAGTTGCCAACAAACAAATTTCTGCATTAGATCGTGTCCAATTACCCATGCCCATAAAATTTTTACCACTCTTATATTTTTTTACCCACGTAAATGCAACTGTTTTATAATTAAAGCCCCATGCTTTTATCACGTCAAATACAATATTTAGATTTGGAAACGTTATCCAAATAAATAAAAAACAATCATCATCTGTAATTTCATTAATAGGTAAGTTTTTTATCTCATCTAAACTCATAACTGGGTACTTACAACACGCACCACGATTACCTGCTAACGCTTTGTCTCTGTAAGACCAAGGTGGGTCTGTGTATATAATTTTATACTTTTTCTTTGGAAGATCTAAAATGTTTTCTCACCCTCGCTATTATAGCCAATGTGACACCTATTAAGGGTATTGCTTCTAAAAGATCAACACCATATAGAAAGAAATCAGTTATTGGATGAACCCCAAAAAGACCAACCTCTGCTCCAAAAAAACACTCGGCAGCAGTAATGGTGTGAGGTATTTGTAAATATAAGACAATGGCAGTTATGACCAAAGATTTGGTAAAATGAGCTTCATACCAGTCGAGAAATTTATTTATTGGATTAGTCATGAAATATAAGGCAAAACTTTATTATTTAACATTTTGCATTATTGATATGACTAAGGTGGATTTTAAAGTAAAACCTGATGAAAACAGGGGTTGCTATTATTCAGAAACCGACAGATGTCTGGTATTTCTCCCAAACCATGAAACCATTGAAGATATATATAAGACGATAGACCATGAAATGTTTCATGCTTGTTTTGAAAAAGCTGATGAAACTGATAACATGGATGAGGAAATGGAAGAACGACTTATTTTCTGCATGCAATGGGCTCCAGAATCATTAAATTAAGTTTGCTTTTCTAAGATAAACTGATATTTCTTCTATGGATTTCTCATTAACCTCTTCTGACCATAGAGTAGGACACTCTTTATGCCATAAATCAACAACAATACAACCATTCCACTCCAACATTTGTTTTTGAACCAAATCTTGACTTGTTTTTAATATACTATCATGGTGTTTGTCTTGGACACGAACAACAATTGTGGGTTTTGTTACCCTAAAAATAACTATATCTAATGTTTCCTTCTCTTGCCTCTCAGATAATGTATCTGCCCAATCACCATTCATTAGTTTTTTAAATAAATATTGTATTTTAAATTCACACTCTATTTCTCCGAATATGCTTTTTAGTATTTTTAGAGCACTTCGCTCTCCTTCTCCCACGAACTTTTCGTTTGTTGCCTCTTCTCTTAGTTCTGAATCTCCCATCATTTCTACTTTCTTTTGCTACATTAATAAGCCTTTTGAAATTATCAGGTGAAAACATTTTAAGACGTTCAACTGATGTATGGTGTTTTTTACAAAGTAGTGCAAATCTATTTGGATCTTTTCTTATAATGGGTAAAACATATTCGTTATATGCATATGTATCAGAGAAATCAGAGTATATTTTGTCACTATTTAGGTATCTTTTATGATGAAAAACAAACCATTTACCATACTTTCTATGACATACTGCACATTTTAAATCAAACTGTGGCATTGCAGCCACATCTCTCTTCATTTTGTCAACTATGTCTTTTTTACTCATTCTACATTTACTAAGCCTTTATCCGTTAATATATATTCGGCATCAGCTTGTGCATGTTCTGGGCTATCAATCATTCTTGCAAGTCTTTTCTTACCAGATTTTTTGAAATATAGTCTATATGTTGAAGCATGTGCGACAACATTACCTCCTATTGGTTTTATTGGATCACCAAACATCATGCTTGGATCAGATTGAACTTGGTTTGTAAAAACCACTGGACATCTAAAATAAAATGATATGTTCTTAATATGTGTCATTAGCCTTGCTATCTGCATTTGTCTTTCAGCTAAGGTGCCTCTACCAAGATACTCTTCTCTAAATTGACCTATTGCACCATCAAGTATAACCAGTTTTGGTTTCTTTTCTAATAGTAGTTTTGATAATCCATTTATTGTACCTAACAACTGTTCAGTGTTTGGTGTATAGAGGTAAGTAATTTGATCTAGTTTACTCTTTGCTTCTTCTTCGGTAATCTCATTTCTTGCTACTAACATTTGAATTAATCTTCTTGGTTTAAAAGTATCTTCACAATCTATCCAAACAACATTACCATCATTTGAAATAGCTTCACATGCTAATGTGTTACAAAATTGGGTTTTTCCAGATCCAAACTCTCCATATATTTCATATGTTGCTTCAGGCTTTACACCACCACCCATTAGAGCATCAAGTTCATCACACTTTGTTCCAAGAGTTGGTAGTTGATCATGATAATCCAATAATTCTGACACATCCATATCAGATTTTCTAATTAGATTGTTATCTTCAAGTATTTTCTGAGCTTTAAACACCCAAGAATCACAAGTTGGTTTTGCAACACTTGTTATCTCTGATACTTCTCTTGATCCCCTAACACAAATATCTATAATGTTGGAAACACCAAATGTTTCTAATTTTTTCTGAGTAACTGCACCTACTCCTTCTAACTGTGATACTGATAGATCTAAGTCGTCAATAGGTGGATAACCATCCTTCCTTTCAATTTCATCTTCATCTTCAACTTTCTTTTTTACCATTTTATCATCAAATTCGCTTATAAGTTCCATCTATGTTCAACTTTATAACATTATTATTTTCCCAACGATCTATTAAACGTTTTGTTTGTTCATCATCCATACCTGCTTTCATTAATGTCTCTTGAAATGTTTTAATCTTTACATTACCATCTGAATTTTTACATATATTCCACAACTCAACTAAGTTATGTTCTTTTGTTGACTTTTTATCAAAATAAATCTGTTCTTGAATTGATTGTCCATCTAATGATTGACCAAATCCTTTATACATTGTAATTATTAATTTCTCTATTTCCTCTATGTCCTCAACATCAACGGTTTCTTTTAGTTTTAGTTTTGCGTATGCCATTGAAAGTCTTACTAAGGCTTCAAGCTGTCTTATACCAACAGGCATTTGTGACTTTGCACTAGCAGTTCTCATCTTCTCGTATATTTTAAGAAGTTTTGATTTTGATTCATCTAAAAGTTTTGGTTCAAGTTTCCTTGCATAATTAAGAAATGCCATTAACTGTGTCTCTGACATATATGCTGAGTCTTTACTATCTGTAAAAGAATTTAAAATATGTGTTGCTTTTGCCATGTCTTCTGTAACATGAACCCTGTCTTTAATTAACCAAATCATATCAAAACGTGATAAAAGTGGTGCAGGCACATCTATGTTATCTCTTAATGTACTATCTGGATCATACACACCATATTTTGGATTCGCAGCTGCTAATATTGCTGTTCTAGTTGGTAATGTCATTTGAATACCTGCTTTTGCTATACTAACTGTTTGTTGTTCCATAGCTTCATGCATTGAACTTCTATCATCTTTGTTCATTTTATCAAACTCATCAATAAACGCAAAACCATTATTACAAATTGGTAACACGCCAGCTTGTGCAACAAATCTACCATCAGGCATTTTTACCATACCAATTGTCAATCCAGCTGCACTTGATCCTCTTCCACTTGTGTAAATAGATCTCTGTGTTATGGACTTTGCAAATTTTAATAGTTCAGATTTTGCCATTGATGGATCACCAACTAACAGTGTATTAATATCTCCTCTTTTTTTGGTTTTAACACCACCTACTAACTCCAAAAGAATGGCTAATTTAATATCACGGTAGCCATATATGTTTGGGGCAAATGACCCAACTAACCCATCAATAAAATCACCATCTTTAGAATCAGATTCCAACTGTTTTAATTCTTCTGCTGATGGTTCAATTGGTTTTTGTTCTTCCAAATCATCAAGGCACAATATGTCAATAAATACATCATTTTCATTATTTTTAACATCTATAATACTTCTAAATAAACCTGTAATTTGTTTTCTTTGACCTACAAAAGATGTCCTAATATTCTCACCAACTAACTTACCTGTTAAAATAACAGGGGAGTTGTTTTTAGAATCTTCCATAAACTCTTGCATTAGAATTGTTTGCACATCATCAGTGACAACTGACAGTGGGTCAACTTCTGTTTTTGCCTTTCTACACTGTGTATTATTACAAAAAGGAACTTGTATTTTTCTATCAATATTTGATTCAACACGGTAGTCTCTGTTACAAATAGGACACAAAAATACGGCTTCTTTTATGAATGTTTTTGGTGAATCAATTGCTATAATTTGACAGTTAAATGTTATTGTTGTGTTTTCATACTTAGATGAAATACTATGCATGTTAGTTATTTTTTCTGAAACCAACTTAATTTTTAATCTTTTATATGCCGATTCAATTAATGGTAGCTTTTCTCTACCTCTTTTATCTGCAATCACCATGTAAATACATGTTTTAAGTAGATCTAAAAAGTTCTTAGGACTTTCTAAATAAAAATCTAAAAATGGCTGTGTTGATGGATTAAAACAAAATGTAGAATCTGGTCTTAAACCATCAATCACATCTGTGTATTTTGGGTGTGAGAGAGCTTGGTGTATTATGTCTCTTTGTGCAGAAAGTGAATAACTCAAAGTCTTCTCGAAACCTCCTTTCTTACATAATTTCCTAACTGTGTTAATCTTTCTTGAAGTTTTATCAAGTCATCATTTGAAAGACCGTTGATACAAACATTCCATTTATCTGTCGTTGCCATGATTAATGGAAACTTTGAAGATACTAGCTTTGTATCGAACTCAGTTATTTTAGAATTTTTTGAGGCATGGTTTTTGACATACTCATCTACTGCCACAGCCAATAAAAGGCTAAATGATAGATGTGCAGGTCTTATTCTTTCTAACGATTCAAAAATTGGTTTTGTTTTATTCCCAATTGAAATCGTTGTAGTTTTTCTAAAATTCATAATTAGGATACTAGGGACTAACATATAAGTCTAATTAATTTTATAATTAATACTTGATCAACAATATGACCAATGAAAAAAGGTTAAGTAAGTTAAGTAACATAAGATCGAAATATGAGTTAATTAACATTTAGTTAAGACAGTTTTGAAAGTTAGGTTACTTAAGTTAGTTAACTATTTTTAGACATTTAGCTCCAAATCAGGCTTAACATCATTTTGAACAAAACCATTTATAAAACCTTGAACCTTTTTGTCTTCAACAACCGTCTCTTTCAACTCTCCTTTTGAATTTTTCCAAGAAATTTTGATGAACATAGAGACCTCTACACTAGTGATGTATTTAAGTTTCGCTAATTATAAAAGGATTTATAATCTTTTAAAAATTCTGACACGACATTTTGCACCAGATTTAAATTTTATTGTTCCAAACTCTGATGAAAAGTAGCCCTCTTCTTCTAATTCTGTTAAGTATATTAATGCCCTTCTGTGATGAATTTGTAAACCAGTTCCTATGATTTGTGCAGTTGTAGTTTTACCCTTTGATACCTTTTCAATTATTTGTTCTTTTGCTGTCTTTACTTGTAAAAAATCTTCATTTCCTTCCAATGTTAGAGTATACTTTGCTTTCATGTATAACAATGCCTCTCATTATGCCAGCATTTCATACAAGTATTATCACCAATTTTTATGTTTGGCAAATCAACTTTATAATCAAGTGGTTTTTTACAAACTTTACAATCCATTATAAATGTCTCATTAATGGTTTTATGTCAAGTTTTGCTATATGTTTTCTTATGATTATCTCACCATTTGGTTCAATTATGAACTCTACCGTGCCTATATCAGGCGTGGTACCTGCTACCCCACCTCTAAATAGATGTGCATCTGGAAACTTCCAAGCTGGTGTTGATACACCATGAGTGTTTACAAACTCAACATGTACAAAATAATGAACATGACTTCTTACTATTACATCTGCAGGGTGTAGTTTGTCTTTTTCAAAGTGCATGCCAGCTAGTTCTCTTGCTATTGCAGTAGTCCTATATGCTGCCCACTTGTTAAATCCTACATGATGTGAAAAATTAAATATTTTACCATAACACTCTAAAAATGCATAATAATCAGTTGCTCCCTGACCACCATATGCTTTATACCTTAAGGCATTCATTCTGTTTGCTAATACCTCTTCATAGTTTGTACCATCAACTTGAACATGATACCCTGATCCTCTAACAAACATTATATTTTCATATCTACATCTTTTTGCTAATTTCATAAAGTCTTGCATTCCGTCTTCAATATTTGTTGTCCATGATTGTTGACCAACTTGTTTTTTGTTTGCACCATCAATTGGTTCACCATTTATTACTAAAAGATCAGCCTTTTTTGATAATGCATCTGTACAATCATCCCAAGCTTCACCTAAAACTTGTTGAAGTTTGTTTGGTTTTATGTAAGTATCTGTTTCAGAAACATATGGCGATTCGCTACAAACTGCAGTTGAAGACATATCATGAATATCACTTCTAACTTCAATGACTTTTGAAGACTTACTACGACCCTTTAGTTTCATGAATAGTCTACGAAGGACTATTATATAACCCTATTGTTCTAGATATAATTTTTGTAATGAGAGTCGCATGACCAGCTTTCATGTGGTTTTTCATTTGGTGATTGTTTCATGTGCCAGTCTAATTCTGTTAGAACCTCATTGTTTGGGTGGTATATTTTAATATGTTGTTTATAATCATCTTCACTTCTACAAAGTCCAAAAGATGATTCATCACATAATTTACAAAGTATTGGTTTCACTCGATCTTGTGAAATTGGTTGACTTTGATTTTTTATGCACCAAGCACCACTTGGTTTTTTATGATCTATTAATTGCCATTTACCTGTCTTTTCATAGTGTTTTTTATTCCAGTATAATTCTTTTCGTCCACAAATGTGGCATGTTTTTTTAGCCATAATAAAAAAAGGGGGTTAAGAATAACCTATTCAGGCTTTTTGCCTTTTGGATCGTACATTGTGAGTGCTAGCATTTCTCTACCAGAACCCTCTGCGATCTTGGTTACTACATAACATTCGAGACCATCTGAGGCATCTTTTTCAACAACTGCTTTTACAGTGTTTTGCCAATAGGGAGAGTTTCCTTGTCCAACTATTGTTTTTGCAAAAGAATGTCTTAGACCATCTGTAGTTTGTATTTCTATGACTTTTGCTTGATACTCTTCAACGAACTTTTCGTTAAATCCTTGTATGAAAATTGTTTCACCAGCTTTTAATGGTGTGGATTTTTCAAAAGAGCCATCAATGTCAAGAACTTCAGTGACTTTCATTATTACTCTATGTTATCAAAACTATAATATAAGTCTATTTATTCTTTTACCATTCTGATTAAAGCCATTAATTGATCCATCATTTTTGAACGAATCTGTCCAAATCTGTCACCATTGACATCTTCTTGTGGATAAACTGCTTTTGTTTTATGATGTGCCACTAGGAAAAACTGATCCCAATATTCTGTTATTTTCTTAACTTCATCACTAACTTCAACATCAGGTAATTTTGTTACAATTGGAACTTTTCCATATCCTCCAGACAGTGTTGTTTGTCCTTTAGCAAATGGGGTATATTTTCCTCCTTGTGACTCAAAACATTCTTTATCAGCACATATTGCTTTAGGTTCTTTTTGATAAAATATATCATCGCCCACTTCCCAATCACTTCCACATATTTTACATGCGCCTGCATACTTACCTTTTATTTTGGTTCCCATTCCTATAATAAAACAGAACAATAATATAAATCTTTTTAAGTTACGCGATAACTTAATTTTATGGACACGGTAGAAAAAGTACTATGGATAGTATTGATAGTATCTTTAGTATGCTTCTTTTCTTTAAATACTGCATTTGGTGAAGACAGGTTTGAAATATTAAGATTCACACACCCAGATAACCCCTCTGTTTGTATAATGGAGCCTGAGCCCATAGTTCAAGATAGATTTCATGAAGAGGTTTTTGATATGACAGTTCAATCTGTCTTAATTTGGCAGAATGAAATGAAAACATATACTGGTGGTGATTGGTATATGCCAATTTCTTATTATGAACATGAAAATCATTTTGATAAGACACCAGAAGATTTCCCAGAGTGTAATATATTTATAGAATTTCGTGAAAGAAATACAGGTGAGGGTGAAGGAACACCAAATAAAAAAGCACTTGGTTGGACAGGGTTTGACTTTTCAACATCATGGCATAAATGGTCATATGTTATGGTCTATATGAAAAGCCCAGAAATGAATCCTCATATTTCATTATGTATAGGTTGTGAAGAAAATAGTGATTTAACCATAGAACTTAAGCATAAAGACCTACCCTCTGACACGATTAATAGGATAATAATGCATGAGTTCGGTCACGCATTAGGAATAGGACATTATAAAGATGATAGAGTTGGTAAAAATACACTACCAAGCCTCATGTACCCCACACTAAATCCATTTAAAGAAAACTCATTTAAGTTGGAAGAGGTGGATAAAGAGGCATTAAGAATGATTTATGGGGATGATGGGTTTGGTGGAGTTAAAGGACTGTCACCCTATTATTTTAGTGTTAAAGTCGATGATGTTGGTTGGAGATTAGAATAACAAAAGACTTATATAACAACTTATAAATTCACTAGTATGGCAAGACGAAAAATTGGTAACTCTCACACAACTATTTGTGTTACTTGGGAAGATAAAGAGATGTTCAGAAAATTTGCACAGTTTGTAAAAGAAACAAAAACAGGTAAACTTTATGAAAGCGATGCTGTTTTATTTCATAAAATGCTAGAGTTTTTTGGAAACAGTCATAAACAAAATGACACACCAAACAATACTTATCCTACCAAAACTTAATTTTTATTCTTTGCACAGTAAAGTTTTCTACACATTGGTGAACAATATATTCTCTGCCTACCCTTATAACGCCAAGGTAACACAGCCCCACATTCTATACAATGATGTGTATCATCCTTACGCATGAATTAAGTATATAAAGGTATTATTTAAGGGTACTGTTTATCTGAATTCCTTTTAATCTTATTGATAGTAAATCAATAGATGCTTTATTTTTCTTTTTGTGAGCTTGTGATTTATTCCAACTCTTTCTATATTTTGCTCTACCTGCCTCATCTAAACTCTCATATTTTGCTCTAGCTTTTCCACTTCTACCTAAATATTGAGCAAATGTTGCTTCTTTTTTATCATAATCTGCAATTTGTTCTTGACGTATTTGCCTCCGTGTCTCAGCTAATTCTCTATTCTCTTCAGCAGTTCTGCCTTTTGGAGTCTTTTTTGAGCTAACTCCACGTCCACCAGTTGCTTCAAACTCTTCCTTTGCTCCAGTTCCCTGTAAGTGTTTTCCATCATCTTTTCTGGTTTTTAATTCTTTACCACTAAAATCTTCATCATGTCCCATTTGTCTCCTTCTACGAACCATTTCTTTATTATAAGCTGGTACTTTTTTCTCACTAACTTTTCCAGTTTTTGGGTCTGTTTCTTTTTCAGTTTTTGATTCAATTCCTTTCAAGTCCTTTTTACCCCTTTTCCACGCTTCTAGTTTTTCTGGATCAGTTGGTTTTTTACCATATCTTTCCTCAATGTTATGTCGAATGTGTTTTATGTTTCTTTCTTTTTGCTCTTTATCTGTTAATGGATCTTTTTTATAATCTCTCTGTGCACGTTCTGGGAACTTGACTCTTTCTTGTTCTTTAATACGCTGTGCTGACACTTCCTTTGGTTCAGCTTTTGGAGGAGTCTTTAAAAATTCTTGAGTTGATTGTGCTTCTTTGTGGTCTTGTAGGGTATCTGTTATATCACTTTTTGGTGGTTTTGGTGTTTGTTTTCTTGGGATAGAGCCTGATTCCTTTGGTTTTTTTGGAAAATCACTACCTGAAACTGCTTGGCTTGGTTTCTTTGGATTGTCCCCACCAGCTTCCATCTGTTGTACTTTTAATTTTAATATTAAAGCCTTAATTATATTCAAACTTTTATTCATACCCAATGGGTCTTTAACACCACCCTCTTCGGATCTAGTAACTTTTGGTTTATGTGGGTCTTCTTCTGTTTCACCCTCTCTAACAACAGAGTGTTTTGGTAATTTATCTGCCCAGTCTACTTTTGGTTTTATACCAGTTCCCCTTGGATTCTGTTTCTTAAACTTTGCAGCCTGTGCTTCAGCTCTTTGCTGTATCTTCTTTCCATGTCGTCTTAATGATTCTGCAGTACTTGTATATTCTTTTTGTTCTTTTGTGTCTTTTTTACCAGAAAGTTTTCCACCCTCTCTATCACCATAAAAGGCATCAAATTTATTATCTTTTAATCCAACTGGTTTATCTTTTTTTGGATTAACTGATTCTTCCTTCATAGGAACATCTTTTGGTGGGTATTTATGAGTAACTTTCTGTGGTCTTAATGGTCGAATTTTACCACCTTTGGCTCCCTGTCTTTCTTTACTTTCTTTTGGTTTATCTCCTCTCTCTGGTAAAATTGTATATGGTTTTTCTTTTTTTCTATCTTCTTCCACTTGTTCATTTTCTCTCTGTGTTCTTTTTAATCGCTTAATACCTGCTTCAGTTATTTTACTATGACCATGCCTTGATGACTCTTTACCTGCACCCATTCCACCTGTACCAGCTTCAGCAGGGTCTTCATATGGAAGATATTTTGTATCTTTTGTGTGTTTTGGTTGTTTTTTCTCTGGTTGTTTTCCATGCTGTTGACGTGCTGTGGTGTGTTTTTTTGGTATGTTTATTTTTGGTTTTGATGCCTCACGTTCTTTTTGTTGCCTACCTGCTGCAGGCATTTTTTCATATGGATCTTTTGTTGCTACAACAGCAGCTCCATGTTCTTCATCACTCCATTTAGGTGATGCTCTTTCTTTTGTACCCCTTCTTTTTATTGGTGAACCATCTTTTGGTTTTACCTTCATTTCTTTTTTTGGTTTAGATTCAACTACTGGGAGTTTTTCAAATCGTTCTAAATTACTTTCTTTTTTTTCTTTCTTTGTAATACCAAAATACCAATTATTTACTGTTACTTCTGGAACACCAATGGTCATTGTTTTCCATCTCTTCCCTGATCTCTATATCTTCCTTTTTTATCTGAATATCTTGCATTGTAAACACCAACTGTATCAGTTGAGTTTATGCCACTTGTGCCAGCTCCGTCACCTTGTTTTTTCTTAAATGGATTATATCCTTTTTGTGTTAATGATAACCATGCTTCCCATGATTTTAATTTTCCTTCACTTGTTAATTTTTTCTGTCCTCTACCTTTTGGGTTTTGATTAGATGATCTATTACCATATGATGTTACATCTGTTTCATCTCTTTCATCAACTCTTGGTGCATCTTTTGGTGCCTTTGTTGGTGCATTACCACTTGGTAATTTTTTTTCTGGGGTACTTATTGGTTTAATATCTCCACCACTTGGTAATCCCTCTCTTGTATTTACAAAGTTTCGTACACTAATTTTATTTACAAAGTTTTTATTCTTATCAGATTCACCACCAGTTGGTCGCCAATCTTGTCTCATTCCGTCAGTCTGTTCTTTTTTTTTGTGCTCTTCTTCCATGCCGTTATTTTTCTTTGCACCATGATATGCTTGTCTTTCTATTCCTTTATTATCTGTCCAATACACACCACCACCATGAGTATCTGCTAAATCATAAGCTTCTTTGGAATCATGTGTATCTCGTCTCCAATTTCCTCTTGCGCCTGTTGCACCATCTCTAGTCCATCTCACTTGCCACTTTGTTCCACCTTTTGGTTCTTTAATATCTGAGAATGAATCTTTGTTTTTATCTACTTTAGGTTTTTCTTGATGTTCGTGTTTGAACTCTTCTTTCTTATCATCGTCTGACTCACCTTCATAATCATCTTCTGCATCAAATGGTATCTTTGTTGAAACACCTGCTCTGTTACCACCAATTTGTCCATGTGTTGATTCTTCCAAGTTAGACTTACTTAAAACATCTCTTAGTTCAGGTGGTAGTTCTTCCCAAGTTTTTGATACAAATCTTGGACTAAAAGCATGTGCTTTTTGTAATTCAACAACTCTTTCCTCTAAATCCATATCATTCCATGATTTATTGGTAATTATGTCCTTTACGAAAAATGTATCATTTATATGAATTTCATCTATATTGCCTGAGTCTTTTAAAACTGACACATATGCATTATTCATTTTTACTATAACACCTCTGCCCTCTATACCGTTTGTATAATAATGAATGTTGTCCCCAACTTTCGTATGCGTTATCTTATTTAAATTATCCATTGCCTATATACTCTCTTTCAATCTTTCTATATAAGGTTTACCGTTATTTTTACGCATTTTCTTTAAAATTTTCTTTTCTTCTAAAGAAAAATCATCCTTTGTGGTTTGAAGTTTTCTTGGGTCTTCCATGCCTGACTCATGTGGATTTGCATACCTTGCATCACCCTGACCATCTTTTTCTACTTGATGTTTTATATGACCACAATATGCATCTGGATTATCCTTTTCCCTATTTGCAATTACACAGGTTTCAAAGTCCTTGTATTCACCCATAGGCTTGGTTATGCTCTCCAACCATGCCTTCCACACCTTCTTTTTCTCATATTTCTGTCTTTTTTCCCTCCTCTCTTGGTCTCTTTTTGGTTTATCTCTCATAAATTGAGCAGCTTGATCCCTATTAAACTTCTCATCTTTCTTTTCTTGTGTGTTTGAATCACTAATTGTATCTGTTGCTCGTTCTTGCTCGGTTCGATCTTCACGTGGAAGTCCATGTTGTGCTACTTGTAAGTGATCTTGAAACCTTTTTGAATGTGCTGCTGGTGCATTACCTTGTCGACCTAATACTGGATTCATCTGCATGTTTCCTCTAGTACTTGTTTTAACATTACCTGATGATGTTGTTACCTCTTCTTCATCTCTAGGGCGTTTTACCCCATGTTCTATAATGGGTGTACCCTTACCATGTCCTCTCACTCTCCACGTTGTACTTCGTAAGTTTCTAGCAGTAATATCCTTTTCATCATCTTCAGGTCTCTTACTAGTTCTAACTGCACCTTCATTTTTAAAAGCCTTCATTTTACCATACATAAGTTTCTCAACCTCACTTAATTCACCATCTGTTAATTCTTCAAGAGGTTTTTCCTCACTAACTGCCGTTTCTTTCACTGGCTCTTTCTGCTTTTGCCCAAATAAACCTGTTCTTTTCTCACCATAAAACTCTGGGTTTTCTATAGAAGTTTGACCACCTTCACCATGCCTGCCTTCATCTGGATAGATTCTTCTGCCTATTCCTTTAACTCTTGCCTTTTCTTTATCACTCCATCCTTCTCTTTCTCGTATTTTATCTAACACATTTCTTATCCTTTCTTCTTGATTCTTAATTTGAACATTAGCACGTTCAGGGCTAAATGCAATTCTTGGGTTTTTTCTAATTCTACCTGCTTTTGTCTGACCCCTACCAGTAAGATTATTTACACCATGTCTAATTTCTTGGGTCTTTTTATATCTATCATGCCACTCTTTTTTTTCTTTATCCCATGCAGCCTGATCCTTTTTATTCATATATTTTATTCGTATATTAATATATAAAGATTAACCGAATATGGCTTTTTGCAAGTCTTTTGCAACTTCTAGAACATGCCATTCATGACCTGTACTTACTGCCCTACAAGCTAATACGAGACTATCTGGATAATCATCATGTTCTTCTGATTTTATCTTCATAACGCCTGTTTCCGTATATTCTCTTCTTAGGTATGATAATTGATATACTAACTTATTTATCTCCTTTAATTTTATCTTATGATTTTCAAATAAAAGCCTCAAATTCTTATACATTTCTGCCTTTTCTTGTAATGAAAAAACAACCCCCCTAACTGGAAGTTCTTGCTCTCTAGCCAAATCTACCAATCCACCACCTAATCCAGTTTCATCAATAAACACACTCTCTATCTTATAGTCTCTAACCATCTCTCCTATTCTACCAGCTACATCCACTACATTAGACTGTGCTTCACCATAAACATCTTCCACAAAAACAACCTCATTCTCATCAACCCCAATTATTGTAAAAACAGTTTCGTCCCTACCAGTTCTCGCAATATCCACACCCATATAGTAACGAATCTGACCCTTTGGTTTATAATCAACTATTGCCTCTTTTATCAGCGTGTTTGGTATTAATGCATCGCCTATGTCCAAAAATTCTCCCTCTACCTCTTGAACATACTCATCTCTGGTGAGTTTCTTAATTTCCTCAATGAATGACGGATCTTCTTGAATTAGAGGGCTGTCAGTGGATTTAACGTGAAATTCTGTCCACATTCCATCTGGATTTGATGGTTTTGAGTTCTGACATGCTTCAAAGAAATACCCTGATTTACTAAATGGTGTTGATGTTAACCACACTCTTGCATGTGTAGCCATACCAGAAGGTAGAAAAGCTTTCAAAATACTTGATTTAATGAAAGAACATTCGTCAGCAATAATACAATGTGGTGAATAGCCCCTAAGTGACACACCTGTTTCACCTGTTGCTCTTGTAATTATTTTTGACATACCTCTACCATCAAGATAATTAACCCACATCTCTGATTGTGTGTTTCTAACAACAAATCCTTTAAGAAAATCATTATTTATTATTAGACTTCTTATTCTATCAAACATGATTGTTGCCTGATTTTGTGTTGGTGCTGCTATTACTATTGTACATTCATCTTTTATGGTATCAAGTTGTAATGGAGCAAAGAATGCAAAGTGTATTGCTTTAACAGCAGTTGACATTGTTTTACCAACCTGTCTTCCACTACGATATACTATGAATCTATCTTTGCAATTAACATATTTTTTATTATAGTCGAATAATTTATGATTTAAAAAAATTTCACTGAACTTACTTGGATCTGTAGCACAATCTGTAACAACTTGCATGAATTGTTTTCTTTCTTCAACTTCTTCTGTTGTAGGTCTAGCCATTAGTGAAACTCCTTTCCACAGTTTAAACATTCAGAATATCCCTTTGAATGACCATCATTTTTACCCCAATGCCACTTATATCCTTTTGAACTACCACATTCGGTACAACTGTCTCTATACTCAGTCATTTTGACCTCTTGTATGACAATGACACTTACAACCTGTTTGCTCTATTATAACATCATCATCACAATGTTCACAGAAAATACAACAATGCTCATTCATATTTTCTTCCCTCATACACTTCTTCTGGAATCCATACCCACTCACCCTTTGCATCTGGGCGATATTTTGCCTTTTTCTTATTATGAAGAACAAGTCTTAATATTTGCATTTTATTAGCTATTGTATAGATAAGTTTGGTTTTTTCACTAGATTTTTTTGGCATTGTTTTTATCTTTTTATCTAACTCTTCTATCTCTTTTGTTAATTCATTCTCATCTGGTAAAGACCATTCAGGCTCCTCCCATAAATTTCTAACTAAATCACCTAATCCCATCTTCCATCGCCTCTCCTTACTTTTACTTTCTTCCAATCTCTTGTGTACCAGCCTATAGTTAACCCACCAGCGAAAAACATTAGTGATATTATTGCCCACACTGTATTTAAATCAGCTATAGTCGACATTAGGTTCCATTACCTGTTTTATGTGCTTTTATCTGTCTAAATATATTTGCAATATCGCCCTCTTTGTTATATTCTTGTTTCTCGGTAACAGTTATTTTACTATTTAAATCATTAATTGATTTGACTATTTCAAGAAGTGTTTTTATTTCTGATTTGGTGTTTCTGTCAGGTATATTTCCATCCATCTTTGCTTGAGTTAATGCCATGAGAACATTTTCAAATGATATTTTTGCTATCATATCTATCATTGATTTTAAGTCTTCTGGGTTTCTTGTGTCTAATTCATTTATGAATTTTATAAAATCTTCTCTAATTGCACAAACTGCACCAGCTTCGTATTTTGGGCATTTACCATTTCCTCCGTCCTCTATTGATCTATATACACACTGATCACATAGAGCTGGTATGTTTGCATCTTTAAAATGCTTTGCACTGTTAAAAGGACTTATTGTTTTTCGTTTATCTTCAACAACTATGCTTTTTTTACCAACAGGCTTGATTTTAAACAGTTTATCTTCGTCAACCATTATATAACAATTAATTTAGTATAATTTAAACTTTATTCACCGACAATTTTATGACATAAACAGTCACATTTTAAACTCATTCTTTGAATAGGACAATCTATATGTCTATGGTTTATACATTCAGGTGATAAATGCCTGACTACGGATCCGTCCATTTTTCTCTATTGTCCTCAAAACATAGTGAGGCATATGGACACATGCCATCGCAAAGATAACACTTTGTTCTTTCTGGAAGAATTTCCTCTTTCATTGAAGTTTTTATTATGTTTGCTTTTTCTATTATATCTAACAGAGTTTCTTCAACAGGTCTTAATTTAAATGATATTACAATTGGTTTGTCAAACCTGTCTTTTTCTATTTTATTTGATATGTAAATAACAGAACCAAATTCTGCATCTATATCGTAGCATTTTTTTAATAAAACCCTATACCTATTAATTTGATCTCTGTGTGACTCACTAACCTTTGCTGTTGCCCTACTAAAATAATCAATGGAGCCTGTAGTTTTTTTATCACAAATTACCCACTTACCACCAACTTTTATCAAGTCATCTATTGAACCATAGATTATATCTAATTGTCTTGGATCATCATCTTTTAGTTTTTTGGCTTCTTCATATGTTAAGGCTTCATCTCTTACATAGTCATATGCAAGAAATTTTTCATGATTTTCATCTGTTGCTAATTGTGAGTTGGAGTGCACAACCTGACCAAAATATAGTGATTTCATATCCTCTGTTGAGGCACGCTGTTCTGGTAAAACCTTTCTATAAATTACATTCCTCATGCATGGTTTGATAATATCTGAAACATGAATTTGTCCTAATCTTTCAGTTTTAAGAGCTTGCATTTGAGCCCTTCTGAATTGAAAATAGACTTCGCTATTAACATCATCGATTTTTAACATAATAGTTATTCTTGAAACTATTATATAACTCTATTTATTCTTTTTTTACAAGTACGTTGGTACATTCGCACCCATCAACATCACAAGTTGTTTCACCTGTATGTTGGTTGTCATTATGACCACATTCTGTGCAAACTCCACCAGCTACCATTTTTATATCTGTCATTAATAACTCTCCTCAATTACAAAGTTAAAAGTTTTCGTCTGTTCTGATATAGCGCCACCACTATCCTTCAATTCTACCTCGCCTGACCATATTCCAGCGTTTGCTATGGCTGTATCTGTTGTGACTAGAGTGTAACTAACTATTCCATTTGCTCTATTAGTATAGGTAATATTACCATTAATTATAAGAGTTCCATCAGGCTTCCAAACCTTCCATTTACCTGTATTATATGTGACTGTATTTGAGAGGTTTTTTGCCGTGCCACCATCATCTGTGATGGTTAATTGCAGTGTAATAAGGCTACCAGCTTTAACTCTAAATTCCGTTGATCTTCCTACCATATTCATACTCATTAATTTCCACCTTCTACATTCTCTGATGTGTCTCCACTACTTATACTTTGCGAAGAATCGGCTGTTTCTTCTGACTCACTCGTAATACCTGTACTTGTGGATTGTGTAGAATCTGCTGTTTCCTCAGATTCACCAGTCCAAAACGTTCCCATGGTTTGAGTTTGGTAAACGGCTCCATCTTGTAACTTCTTAACAAATGCATGAATTACTCCTAATCCCTCAGAAACAACCTTTACTAGTATTCTTGTTCTTAGCCTAATCTGTGAGATTGATAGTGTTTCTGTTACAACATGAACTATTGTGAATGCTATTTGGTATGCCTCTGTTATCTGAATTGTTTCATTGATCTTTGGAATAATGTGTTTAAGAGAGTTCTTTGCTTCCGACATTCCAACAGTGTTTGAAATTAATCTAACTAATTCTCTTATTCTTGGTTTAACTTGAGTGATGTTTATATTATTGTTAATTGTTCTTAACATTGTCCTCAAAGGTATATTATTAACAGTGACTGATACCGTTTTGTTAATCTGTTTAATCATTCCTCTTAATCTTATTCTATTTTCAGACACTGAAACAGTATTGTTTACTAATCTTAATAGTACTCTTATTCTTGCTCTAATATGTGAAACTTCAATACTTTCATTAATTATTCTTCCAAGCACTCTTAATCTGTTTGTAGCAAATGATACCTGAATATCATTATTAATGATTCTTCCAAGTCCTCTTAATCTATTCTTCTGTTCGGTCATAGATAATGTGTGAGATAATACTCGTTTCAAATCTAACACTCTTGTAAATGAATCAGTAAGAGATAGTGTCTTGTTTATTATTCTTAACATGGTTCTTCTGAATATTCTTGAATCAGATATTGTCAAGGTTTCTGTGAATGATCTTACAAATGACATTCTGTAATTTTCGGTTAATGATACTGTATTACTTATCACCCTCATAATTTGTCTTAGTCTTGCTCTGATGTGTGTTATTTGTATTGTATCATTTATTGTTCTTATTACACTTCTCAAGAATAATTTTGATTCTGTAACTTGAACATCATTGTTAATGATTCTTAAGATAACTCTTAGTCTATCTCTGATATGTGTGATAGATACCGTGTCGTCTATGATTCTGATTATTACTCTTAATCTGTCTCTGATATGTGTGATCTCAACAGTTTCATTTATCACTCTCATAATTTGTCTTAGCCTGTCTCTAATGTGTGTTATTGAAACTGTATCATTAAATACTCTTAATAATCCTCTTAAGAATAATCTATTATCTTCAACAGAAAGTGTTTCATTAACAGGTCTTCCCAAAGATCTTAATGTTATAATTTCATAAGTGGTTTGGAAAACATCAGATTGGAATATTCCTTGGAATATTTTTCCTCTAGACACATTTATTGTCTCTATTATTGTTTTTATTCTACCAAGAACTATCTTGGAAGTAGTTCCAATACCAACAACACTTCCCTGAATCCTTGTAATTTCTTTTAACACAACCTGTGATATTGTAACAGATATTGATTCTGACACACTTTTTACCCAAGACTTGTAGAATGTCTCAGATAGTTGTATAGAATTATTAATAGTTCGTGTTATTGCTCTTAGTCTTGCTCTAATATGTTCAACTGAAACTGTTTCACTCAAACTTCTTGTTAATGCTCTAGCAAAGTTTGCAACTGTATTAATAGATACTGTTTCTACCTGTATCTTAAATCGATCTCTGTATTTTATGAATGTATCAGATAATTCTAAAGTATCTCCAACAACCCTTCTTATTTCTCTTAACCTATCTCTGATATGTGTGATACCGACTGTATTAGTTATTATTCTAGTAAGTCCTCTTAATCTAACTATACCACTGGTTATTGAAACAGTGTGGTTGATTATCTTTCCAAGTCCTCTTAATTTGATTATACCATCAGATATTCCTAATATTTTGTTAACAGGTTTAACAAGTCCTCTTAACCTTACTTGTGTTTCAGTTATGCCAACAGTTTTATTAATAATTCTTCTTAATTCTCTTAATCTTGGTTTCACTTGTGACACTTCTACTGTGTTATCAAATATCCTTCTTAATTCTCTAGCAAAGTTTGAAGCAGTTCCAATTGAAACCGTTTCTGTAAATGATCTTGACATTCCCCTAATTAATCCTTCAGTTGTTGATAATGTGTCAGATATGTGTTTACCAATTCCTAATACAGACATTGCTTCATAACCTGTTTGGAAGGCATCACTTTGGAACACATTATTTTGAAATATGTATTTAGTTAAACCTCTTGGAATTGTAACAGATATTGATTCTGCTATAATTCTTATTAATGCTCTTATTGGGTGTCTAATGTGAATAACATTAATAGTTTCATCAAATACCCTTCTAAGTAATCTCAAATAATTATGTTGGTGTGTTATATTAATTGTATTATCAATCATTCTTGTTAATGAAATATTTCTTATCTTATCAGTTGCAACACTCACGGTGTTATTAATTGTTCGTGTTATTATTCTTAACCTTGCTCGTAAGTGTTCAATATTAACTGTTTCTGATTTTATTCTTAATAGAACTCTAGTAAATATCATACCATCACTTATTCCAACAGTTTCAGTTTGACATTTCTTCCAACCTTTTATGAAAGCCTCTGATATTGAAGATGTGTGAGATATTGTTCTTTTCAAAGTTCTTAAAGCAACCCTGCCATCACTTATTCCAACAGTAATTGTTGGTGCTATCTTAACAAATCCAAGATATCTTAAACGCATTTCAGTAACCCCAATAACTTCATTGATAGGTCGTGCTAAACCTCTTACCTTATTCTGAGCATGAGTTATCGAAACACTATTAGATATCAATCTAGTTATTGATCTTACCCTCTCTTTAAAGTGTGTAACAGTTTGTGTTTCATTCTGTATCTTTAACATTGTTCTCAATGCAACGAATGAATCACCTATTCCAACAGTCTTATTAACTAATCTTAATATAGTTTGTAATTTAACTTTAGATTCTAGTAATGAAACTGTGTCTCCAAATATTTTCAACAACCCCCTTAAGAATATTTTTCCTTCTGTAACATTTTGTGTTTCGTTTACTAATTTGGTTCTTCCCATTAATTTCACAAACTCTATACCTTGTTGGAACACAGCGTTTTGGAATATTGATTGGAATGTTCCATACAATCCTACGTTAATACTTTCATTAACACTCTTAGTCCATTTTTTGTAATAAGTTTCTGCACTTTGAATTGTTTCACCAATTAGTTTTTTAATTCCTCTTAACTTTACTATACTTTCACTTACCTGTGAAGTTTCTCCTAATTCTCTAATAATGGTTCTATATGTGAGTATTGACTCACTATTATTTAACGACTCATCAAATAATTTTATTAATCCTCTTTTTCTCACTTTAGTTTCTGAAATAGATGAAGTTTCTACAACATGATAAACCAGTGCTCTAAGTCTTATTCTAAATACTTCAACAGATACCGATTCATTCGCAAGTCTTATTAACTCTCTGGTTCTTATTTGTGTTTCTGAAACTGATAATGACTCTGTTATTATTTTCTTAATAGTTGTTGGAACATCAAACACATTATTTTGGAATACATTCTTTTGAAATACAACATCTCCCCATGCTTTTTGAAAAACATTGCTTTGGAATGTGTCTTGAAAGACTTGACTTACTTTAGCCAAGATACTTCACTATGCTACTTCTGTCCACGTATTTGTCGAACTATTCCATACATAGTGTTTATTGGTATCTGTGGTTTCAAAGATTGAGCCAGATTTAAGTTTTGTAGGAGAAGTTATACCATCTACTACTGCACTAAATGAATTACTTGTTGCAAATTTAAGAACGACAATACCTGAACCACCATCTGAAGAAGTGTTTGCAGTACTATTTCCAGCACCTGCACCACCACCTGTATTTGGTGTTCCACCTGTACTGGAACCTTGCCCAGTTGGTGAACCTGAACCACCACCACCAAGACCACCTGTTCCATGACCTGTTCCTTGCCATGCTGAACCACCTCCACCACCAGCATAATATGTTGATGTGCCTGTAATTGAACTTGCCACACCATCACCACCATTACCTGATTGTGTTCCACTTGAAGCGTTAGCTCCAACTTCACTTGCACCACCACCACCACCACTTTGATAGGGTGAAGCTGTATAACCACCATTACCACCACCTGCATAACCTTGACCTGCTGTTCCAGCACCACCTGTTGTTGTAGCTGAACTTTTTGGTGCACCAGCTCCACCAGAACCACCAGCTACACCATTGTCATTAACCTTAGCTCCACCACCACCTCCAGTTGAGGTTATTGATGAAAATATTGAATCACCACCGTTGCTACCTGCTACACTTCCATTAGCAGTTGATCCAGCTCCACCAGCTCCAACAGTTATAGTGTATGCTTGTGCTGTTACTCCAAAACCTGTTGCTGTTCTATATCCACCAGCTCCACCAGCTCCAGCACTAGAACCACCACCACCTGCTACAACTAAATATTCTACATTAAATGAACCTGATGGTGTAAATGTATTTGTTCCACCCACTTTTGTGAATTTTAATATTGTATTACTTCCATCTTCAATAAAACCAAGTGTTGCCAATCTTTCTGCATCAGTTCCCTGAAGCCTATTACCTGCTAGATATTTTATTGCCATTATACACTTGACACCCCATTGTAAAATTTAATGTCTGAAACAAGAAATGTCGCTGATCCACTATTTGCATTATTATCACCTGTGAATTGTAAATATCGTAAATCTGACATGGCACTATTAGTTGCTTCTGATAAATGTGTTCTCATAGTCCTAGCACTATCACTAAATATTTCACTTTTGTATGTCGTTGCTGATAATTTTGATAATCTGAAATAATAGTTTCCATACGTTGTTGATGGATAGAAGTTTTGTGCATCTTCAAAAGCAGCATTATATTGCGTGTTCACACCATCAGAACAAGACATTTTTTGTTGCCCTGATTCTTGGAATATTGTTGTGCCAAGATGAGTTGTAGCACTTGAAGCTATCCAACCTGATGTATTCAAAAGTCCCATAAACCAAAAATTACTAGCACCTACCGAAAAAACAGAAAAGTTGACTGTGTATTCTAACACCCACTTATCTGATGATATAGTTCCTAGATCATAAACTGCTGAAACTCTGTTCGTGCCACTAGGTATTGCTATTGTTAGTTCGTTTGTTCCAATAGTCGCAGTATTATATGCTGTCCAATCACCTGCGACAAAATTCCCTGCGAATGTAGGAAACCATGCTGTGACACCATCTAATGTTTGATACCAATAGTAAGCTGGAACATCATCTGTTTGTTCAAAGATTGTATTTGTTCTAAAACCTGTTAAATTAGCTAATGGTGAAACAGCTAAATCAGTATCACCACCAACAACGGTAACATTTGTCCAAGTTTGGAAATCATTTTCCCAATAAGAATCCCATTGACCATATTTTGTTATCGTTGTTCCAATACCTGCTTCTATTTTTCCAACTGATGCATATACATTTCCATAATTATTTGAATGATCGCCATGAGCAAATGCTATGAATAATTTTTGTTCGCCACTAACATCACATAAATATCCCATCTTGAAAAAGTCATCATCATTACCAGATGAATCACTTATATTATCTTGTTCTACTGATGTGGTATCTGCACCTGTCGCACTAGCGTGCCAATTTTGTCTTGTAGAATAATGATCATTATCAGTTTCATTTCCATTGAAAAATGATCTTGGTGAGTTATTATTTCCATTGGCTTCACCATGAGAAAACCATTGTGATGTTTCTTTTGCTGTATATGTATCTGTTGAAAACGAATCACCTGATGATGATCCATAATCTTTATGCCCTAATTTTTGCCAAACCATTAGTCAGAACCCCATACCTTTATGAAAGATTTTGCAGAATAGTCTTGCCCTGAATTGTCATTAGTAATATCAATTTCTGTTATCTGATTAGAAGAATCAAGCCACTTTGCACAACCCCATATTCTGTTAGGTGCTGTTGCCGAGTCAGAATTTACGCCATTTACACTTACCACATCATAAAATATTAATGAATCTGCTGAAGCATTATTACAGATGTATGCGTTTACAAAATACAAATCTTCCATACTAGAGTGTAGATCAATAGATGTTGATGTTGCACTTGTAGATTGAGCACCATTATATTGATGAGTTCTTATGTATTGATTACTGCCTGTATCATTGTTAAATGTTAGATTCATTCTTACATCACCTGTTGCTTTAACATAGCCTTGCATCCATAAATATTTTTTAGCTGCTATCGTACCTGTTGTTAGATTATCACTTGTACCTGACAATGTGTTTCCACCCAAATACTTCCAAAATCCTTCTCCTTCTGCTGCACCAGATGGATCAAGTCCTAGAACAATAAGTTCTGATCCATTTCCAAATGCTCGACTACTGTCGTAAGACCAACCTTCAATCTGTGTTGTTGATGATGTATCACCTCTATATCCAAAATGCCTTCGTGCCTTTGGATTATTACCACTTCCATTATGAACACATTCATTGTAAATATGTCGTCTTGATTGACCACTATAATTTGTTATATGCTGTATTCCAAAACTATCATACGATCCATCTCCTAATCCCATATTCCACCAATCATTACTACCAGAATTAAACTTGACATCTGTTGTTCCAGTTCCTTTAATGTCAACTCCTTTCTCACCATAATTACTTCCACTACCATTAGTACGACCAAGCACCATTACATTTCCGTTAGAACCATTTTGTAGATTGTAAATACATTGTAAGTATCTATACTTTGTAGGAATTGATGATACTGTCAATGATCCACCTGCTGAACCATCTGATGTGAGTGTTGTTCTATCAACTTCAACCCAAGATGGATTGTATGTTGGATCAGCTTTATCACTCTCTAATCCCTGTAATCTTTTTGCACCTACTCTTGTAATTGCCATTATCTCTTTCCTCCTAATATTTCATTAACTCGTTCTATATCAAGTTTCTTTCCACTACCATTGGTTTCTGTTTGTCCCCATTGTCTTAAATCATCTCTAGTAGTGATTATCTTTCCACCATATCTGTCAATTATTCTCATAACTTTCTTTTCTTCTGCACTTGCAAATGTAAATTGTGCATCTACATATCTACCCATTATTCCCTCGTTGTTTATCCATGTGCAGTTAAATCCTTCAATCTTTGGCAACATTCTTGCTCCACTAGTCATACCACTCTCACCTGCAAACATCTCACTATAAAGTCTATTATTGATGTCTTGAATCTGTGGCAGTTTCATTACCTGTTTAGTACATTCACCTATTACTAGATTACCACTAACTAGATTTGGGAATCTTACACGTATCTTTTTTATTTTATTTATGTTCATGTGTTCCACGCCTCGAAATATCTAACCAAGCCTTCAATGACACCACCACCCTCACTATTTGCCACATAAACAAAAGGTTGTAAATTTGTACCATAAGCATTAGGAATATCTGATGTTGTTTTAAGAACACCATCTATCTTACCTTCTGAACTTGATGTCTTTGTTTCTATTTTATAACAATGCCAATTATTTTCCTCACCTGCACTTAAACCTGAATCAATGGCAGTATGACTATCAACTTTGAATTTTATATTATTATTATATGAATCTGAATACCATCTAATTGCACTTTTTACCTCCATATAATCATTACCATTCATTCCTACTTCCATATATCCATAATTTGTTGAAACTAGTTTTGAAACTACTATACAGGCAGAACCATTATTTGCAAATTGTCTAACATCATTTCCACCAAAATCAATCCAACTTTTATTTCCATTTACTCCACCTGTCTTTAATGAAAACCCACCATCTATTGAATCTGACATGGCAAAAACTGATGTGCCTGATGTGCCTGTTACCCATCTTTTATCATCAAGGTTATCACCACAAAACCACTCTACAAAATGTGTTTTAGCTGGAATTATTCTCATTGTTGATGGTAATACAGTTGATGGGTTTTTTCTCACTGTTCTTGCAAATATATCTCTAAAACTATCATAAGTTGCCATTATGTATTATACGCCTCCATATACAAAATATGACCTACTCTTGCAACACTATTACCATACATACTAAACATAGGTTGCATGGCTTGTGAAGGTAAGTTTGATGTGCTTGTGACAGTTAATGCAGAACCATACCAACCTTCAACCTCATTTATAGCACCTTGATGAGCAATAGTATAATCAACGCTTGAAGATTTACATTCTATTTTATGAAGGCGTTTGACTGTATCTTCTGCACTTTTTACTGATGTGTTTACAGAATTACCACTTGATCCGTCTTGGGTAAATAATCTATAATATGTATCATCTGCTGAATTTTGATAAAATGCACCATGATTTACTGCCTCATCTGTGCCTTTTTTAAATCCACATCTGATAATACCTGTTGTTCCATATTCACGATATGTTACTGAAAGATTAACTGATGCATTATGTGCGTATGTATTTATGTTCCCAAAATCAATTCTTGACTGTGAGTTTGCTGAACTACCTGATGTAATTTTAAATCCACCATCTTTTGAATCTGACATGGCAAATGTACCTGCACCACCTCTAATATCATTTTTATTCCATGTATCTGTTCTAATCTCGTTACCACAAAACCATTCTACAAATCTATTCTTTGCAACAGTTGTGAATGGTTGAACTTGTTCATATAATGAATCTGTTCTTGTTGGACTAACCATCTATATCACTCCCTGTGTAATTACCTGTATGTGTATTACCTTCATCTAATTTAACTTCACCAAATGTTAGTTGAGGTATATCACCTTCATAATATCTTTGTTCACCCAATAGTCTTTCATCAAGTGTTGGATAACAAACATAGTAAAGTTTTGCGTTATCATAATCCACTGTCTTATTTTCACCAATAATACTTAGTGCTGGATAACAATCATGACCTTTCTCATTCTCAAATACTTCTCCCCATACATTGAAATACATACTTCCGAGTAGTGCTAAAATTCCTACTCCCACCCAAAATGATATTGCTAATGCCTTTTCTATGATCATGTGTTATACGCCTCACAATATTTTACTTGAACTGCACTGTTATCATATTTTGAGTAAACAAATGGTTGCATAGCAGTTGAAGATAGATATGTAGTTCTTACTGCTTCCTCTACGCCATTGATATAACATTTTGCACTTGAGCTAAGTTGTTCTAATTTGTATGTCTGCCAATCTGATGGTGATAAACTTGAATTTAAATCTGTACTACCATCTGCCTTTTCAGTAGAATTATTCATTGTATAAAAATCAATAGCCGTTCCACCTGTTGCTATGTTAATCTTCAAACCATTCAACCAATAGTTAGGCATTGTTCCACACATTCCCCAACCACCTTGTTTGTTTGTTCCAGTTGCTGTCATTTTTGCTACCCAAATAACAACACTACCTGTATTACTGAATGGTTTTTTGTCATCAAATGCAATAAGTGTATTTTGTGATGATCCACCTGATGAATTTCCTACTAGCTTAAACCCACCATCTACTTCATCAACCATTCCACTGCCTGTATGGTTTGAAGAAAGATAATCAGTATATTGCCATCTTCCATCATTTCCAGTGTTAAGTGTTCTTCCTTCAAACCAATGAACAAATCTTTGTTTTGCTACTGTTGTAAGAGGATTTAATGATTCATAAACAGAATCGAATGGTGCGTATGCTACACCTGATACTGATGATGGAGTATTTCCTTTTTGAAAGAAAAGACCCGAATCATCATAATGATGTATTTTTCTTGTTGAAATATCTTCTATTCTTGTGCCTGTGTCAACATTTGTTAAATTTTCTGTTCCGTCAACCTTTAAACCATTTGTTGGGTTTGTTGGTGTTCCATCACCAAGAATTGCTAATTTTGAATCTGCACCTTTTTTACCTGCAATAGCCACTTTATTTACAACTGCTGTATTTTCCCACTTACCAACACCATGAGTGTGCATAATATTTGATTGATTTGTAGCTGTGTCCCATATACATAATTTATTAGAACCTGAATCATTGACAAAAAATACAACAGAAAACTTTTCTGCCCAAGAATGTGCTTGTTCATCCAATCTTATTGCATTTGTATGTGATGTTGTTATATCGCCACCATTGTCTTGCTCATATCTGTCGTAATACCCTGATGTAGAATCATTAAATGTTAAATCACTAGTAGCTCCAGTAGCATCTTGAGTGAAACAATGACTGTTTAAAATCATACCACTTTCTGAATCAGGTATTGATGAAACAGAAATATTAGCATCATCTTCATCTGCTCTTGCTCCACCTGCTCTACCCCAAGCCATTAGTCATGCCCCCACACTTTAATCCAACTACCTGTCGCAAAATTTGAATTACCAGAGTTTGAATTATCAGCTTGTATTCTTGTGACTTGTGTATTCACGCAATATTTACCTGCCCAACGCCATCGTTGAGGAATACTACCGTCAGAATTTGACCACACCAAATCACCATGAGTTAGTTTTTCTTTACTAGCACTATTTAATACATATCCGTTTATAAATTCATCCCCATTACCAAAACATGGTAGGAAGTGAGTGTCATCATCTCTATATACAGTTCCACCATTCTCTTGTGCGATTCTTCTGTATATATCTGCTGTACTATCATTATTGAATCGTAACTTCATAACAGGGCTACCTGATTCTGTTTTTTTGTAAATCTGAAACCAAAGATATTTCTTTGCTGTAAATACTCCACTATCAATTATATCACCATCTTCTGATAATTCTTCATCTGCTAATTGTTCCCAAAACTGACCTGATGTATCTGTTTGATCTGGATCATATTCCAAAACAACCATCTCACTACCAGTACCATATCCACCACCTGATTCATCGTTAATAACATCAATACTTTTTGTAAAATTATTACTAAAAGACTGACTACCTGCATACGTTCTACCTGTTCCATGAATCATAGTAAGGCAATCTGTAGTTGCTCCAGTTGTATTGCTTTCAGTACATCTACCAATAAAGAACTTGTCATATTTTTCAGGGTTTGTCATAAAAAATGTAATAAACCTTCCACCACCATCTTCTATTGTTTTATCAGAATGTGTTGTAAAAAATCTGTTTGTTGCCGATCCCCCATCTTCAGTCATTGTACTACCACTTGTTGTATAAAGTCTTCTTGGTGCGTATGCACTACCACCTTCATCATCAAGTCTTATGTGTGAAACCTGTGATGAATTATTTTCAGGTATAATATGAATTAAAACTTGAAAAAATCTACTATGTGGTAAATTATCAACTTGTAATTTATCTACTGATGATTCGTTACTTCCTATTGTATGACGAGAAAATTCCTTCCAACCTGTATAATTAGCTGATAAACTTTCATTTGATCCAGCTTGAATCCTTCCACCGTCTAGATATTCTACCATATCGGATGGACACCTAAGCTATCTGTACTTCTACAGCTTTTCCGTTCTTATGAATTATAGCAAAGACACCCTCGTTGTTGGTATCTATTTTTTTAATGAAAATTTCTCTTTCACCAGCTCCACTGGCTTCTGTTGATACTGTTGTATTTACATCAATACCTGTTCCACTAGTACCTGTACCAGCGTATGATGTGCTTGATTGATTATCAAATGCGTGTGTTGCTGTGGCTCCACCTCCACCTGTTGCCCATTCTGGTGCAGTTGCCCCAGAGTTCATTTTTAATGCTTGACCTGCTGTACCTTTTGCTAGTTTAGCTAATGTTGTTGAACCTGTTGCATATAATATGTCACCTGCTGTGTATGAGGTTAAGTTTGTACCACCTTTTGCTACTGTTACTGTTGGTAGTTGTGCTACTGGTAGTGTTCCACTTGTAATATTTGAAGCACTTGTGGTATCGGTTGTAGCACTTGTTGCTAAACCTAAATCCGATCTAACTTCACTTGCATTTCTGCCCTCTACCTGTGTTCCATCAATTCTTAAGAAATCATCATCAGCTACGTTTGCATTTGCTTGTAATAATTTATCATCTCCTATACCTACATCTGCGTTTACAGTTACACCACCTGATGTTCCTCCACCTGTAAGTGCTGTACCTGCTGTTACGCCAGTAATATCACCTGTTGGGACTGTTGCTACTTGTGTATCTACATAATCCTTTATTGCTGCTGAAGTTGGTATTGTTGTATCATTATCATTTGAACCTATTCCTTCGGATTCTACTACTAATGCTGAGGCTGCGAAATTAGTGGTATCTAAATCACTTGCAGTTCCTCCACCATATCCATACCAATTATTTCCTTTTCTCATTAGTATTGTTGGTTTTGTTGCTGATAATACTTCATCACTACCTGAAATTGTTTCAATCTCATTGTTTGCAAGAGTGTTGTTTTGACCACGATGTTTTAATGTAACGTTATAACCTGATTGACCAAAAAGATATAACAAATCATATTCATTTGTATTTGTTAATGCTATTTCATCTATATCATCTGCATTTCCACCCTCACCAGCTATTACGTGAACTGAATCAGTTGGTGTTATAGAACCACCAGATATAGTAAGTGTGGCATTTGTTGGAGAAAATCCCAAAATACCTGCTTGAGATGGAGCTTCGTTCCACTCATTTGAACCCACAGGTGATGTACCATCATCTGGATAGCTTGAAGTATCTACTTGTGTTGCGTGTTTACCATAACCTACTCTAGCCATTAGTTACCACGCACCTCTTCACCATCATCTTTCTTTAAAAGAAAATTTACTTTTTCAGGGAATTGAATTTTATCATTAAGACCTGATCTACCTGTATCTCTTAAATGTATTCTCTCTAAAAGATTAAAGACCCCTTTCATGGTCATAGTCATTGGACTATCCCGTTCCAGACATTGTGTGGTTTACGTATAGTGTCAGAGTATCTGTACTCGTTTTGTGGAAAGTTGCTGGACTTGCAAAATTCCATCTTGTTAGAATTTTAGCATCAGTGGCTATTGTTTGTGCATTTCCACTACTTGATGTAACATTGCCTGTTGCTAAAATGGCTCCACCTGTAATTGGGTTTGTTGAGCCTGTATTAATCTGACCTGTTGTCCATGTAAATTTATAGGTTACAACGTTTGCTCCCTTGCCTGTATTGTCTGCTTCTTGGTCGTTTGCTTTTGGATAGCCTGATTCTACTGCTTGTACTGACCATGAGGCAGTTGCTGTTCCAGTTAAAATTTTATTACTAATATCTGATTCATCATCTGCTTTGAAGTTTGTACTGTTTGAACCTGCTGCATCTGCACTTGATGGGTTTTGTAACACTGCTGAACAAACAAAAAAGTTTGGGCTTGGTGCTGAACCTGAACCTACATATGCTGATTGCTGTGCATAATAAATATCACCGTCATTTGTGACTATATTTGAACCATACCACCAGTCTTTTGTGCCATCTTGATGTTCACAAACTAAACAAATATTGTTTTCTGGATCTGGGTTTTTTGGTGGTTGTCCTTTTCCTTGTCTTAAACTTATCATAGTTATCATAAACTTTTGTAGTATTTAAAGATTATTCGTGTCTAATAAACGGCTGTGGTTTGATTTGCTGTAGAAGCTATATCTTGAGTGACTGTTTTGAAATCATCCATAAAGTCATACGCATGATCTCCCAAAGTCACGAATGTTTTCATGGCAGGAAATTTATAAGTAACCCTTTTTACGACAAAATCTTCCAAAAGGTGAGAGCCCTCATCGTCTAATTTTATCTTCATTCCTACTCCCAACCCATTTGAAATTCGTGGTGATCTCAATTCGGCATGTTTTGAAACATCACCTTTCGCACCAACCATTCTACGAGTAAATGCTGCCATCGCTGTTAAATCCTCCATTTGTGGTATTATGAATTTTCTTGAACGTAATCCATGTTTTTTTATGAAGTAGTCATTCTTAGTTTGATAATAAGCACCTACACCTGAAATATCAATATAATTTGTTATTATTTCTACACCCCCTGCTGAAAATGATTTTAAAAATGTTATTTTCTTACCATCCCATGAATAATCTCTGTCAACCACTAATGGCTCAGCTTGGTCAGAGTTACTCACTGGTAATAACCAAACCCCATCTAATGAATGATATATTCTCTGATTATTAGACCCCTGATCATCATAGTGTTCTCTTACGTCAAAAACTGTAGAGGTGGTAACAGAATTGTATTGTTGTTTTCTCTGTTTTATGAATGAATTTAATTTACCAAAAAGTGATATGTCATTATAAAGATTTGAATCATCATATAAATTATTGGTAATGCTATAACCATCACTTGTTGAAAAATATGCCCATGTAGGAATATCACTTGATTCAAAAACCAATACTTTTCTTGGTAACATAAAGAATTGGTCGGCTCCGTTTAAGTGAGTAAGAACTGGTGGTGTTGCACTGTTATACTCTTTTCCACCCAGAGCAGATAGTAGTCTAACCGTGTCAATAAACCTTCCACCTGAATCATATCTATCAAGATTTCTAACATGAAATTGTGAAGTAGTTACTACTGAATCATCTTCATCATTAGGGTTCTGATATTGATACTCAAAAGCCACATCCCTTCCCAACTTTCCATCTGATATATTAACCCCTGTAGTATCAATACTATTTGCGTTATAGTTTGTTATTATGTCACCAACTATATTTTCTAATAGTGTTTCTCTCTTATTAGCATCAGAACTTCCATTTTGCTTATAATAATAAATACCCCTACCATTAGATGTTCCAGTTGAAAATAAATTATAATTTATTTCAGTCTTTAGTAAAACTGCACTCCAACCAACAGCATCAATAGTTGCATTACTTCCCCTTGAAGTTATATCTGCAATCTTTCCAGCAAACTTCATTGTACTTATTGGATTTAATCTTTTCCAAATCTTTCCCACTTCAGAACCTATTCCACTAGTACCACCATTTAATGGTGAATCATAAACTCGTACAGAATATAATTTACCTCTAAACTTCATATCTTCTGTCTGTGCCGAATCTGAGCATAAATATATATCTTTATATGTAGTATCACCACTTACTGTTTTTTCATATTCATGACCATTTGCATGTTCTAACTCAATATAACTTGCTTTATTGTTAACAGAAATTCTTGTTCTATTATAATCACCACCAAGAATATCATCTGGAACACTGTATACTCTAATATAGTGAACAGTTTCATCATCTGAAGATGCTGCAAGTAGAAGATTAGCATATGTTGAAGTTTCTAATACATTTGCAGTGCTTCCATTAACCATTGTACTTTTCAAATATCCATACCATTTTCCATTATAAGATCTTTGAATTCCAACTTGAAGACCACATTTTGAATTCATTCGTTGAAATATTATTTGTTTGTCATTATCATCCATATTTGCATCTGATGGTAATCTAAACCAAAGTTGAATTTCTCTACCACGTTGAAAATTTATAGTCTCAGTGTTATTTTCACTTGTACTAGTTTTTGCCTTTATAACCTGACTCCCACCAGTACAGTCTAAACATTTCTGACCCAACATCCTTGTTGATTTGTCAGTATCTACACTATAAACTGGATCAGCACTTCCATCTATCCTATCACCATCAATATTATATCCAGATTCATCTCTAAGATTATAATAAAAGTTGTATGCTAGTTTCAAGTTATCAACATTTACATCATCCATGACTACTGATACTACATCACCTACTTCAAGATCATATCCTTTTTTTACACTAAACACGGCATTATCTATAGCTTTACTTCCTTCAAGATTTACTTGACCACTATTACATTTTAAGATATTTCTTTTTACGGTGTAATTTGATCCATCTATGCCCCTTCTTTCAGATAGAACTTTAATAAGACTCAATTTATCGTCACATTCTCAACTACTGAACTGCTTTGATTCCAATCAGTGTTTGTAGATGTTAACGCAGATATTTTGAAATCATACACTTTTTCACTTGATGTCCAACTATCATCAAGATCAAGAGTTAGAGACTGATCTGTTGCAGTTGTGGCACTTGCACTATATGTTATATCATTTGCATCTAAACGACTCCATCCAGAAGCAGTTGATTTTTTATATTTTACTGCATAGCCTGTTATTCCAGTTGCGTTACCAAATGACTCTGTAATAATATTAGGAACTGATGCTTTATGACCACTTCCACTGTCATCTTGAATTACTAAAAGAACCTGTGATGAGCTTCTTACTGGTGGTGATGCAAGTGTTGGATCAATTGAAGCTGCTACATTTCCATGTATAAATTGTAAATTACCCTCCCAAACAACTGGTGAAGATGCACTCAAACTAAATGACATTCTCATTAAAGTTCCTTGTAATACTAAATTATTTGCAATTGTTAAAACATAACTATCTGCAACAGTAATTGGTACAAATTGTGTTTTAAAGAACTCAATTATGTCTATTGCTGATGTTGGGCTTGATGCCAAAGTACCTGACTCTGCAACAAATGGACAAGTCTCTAAATCCCTAATCTTCCACGCTATATTAGATGTTGTTGTGTTTCCCTCAACCTTAATAAGAACATTCTCAGTATCTGCCTGCTGTGGTAAAGGCATTGGTGCCAAAGGAGTACTAAAATCTACTGATAATGTGTTTATGTTATCTGCATCATATCTTGTAACTGCACCTGTATCATCGTCAGTTTTTTTAAGAGAAAAAGGAACTACCATTATCCTCCCCACCTTCCTTTCTTATTCTTATGAAGGGCTTCACTTGTAGCATTAGTTAATTCATTAACATCAACTGATGTTGCTACCATTCCAATATTTTGATTGAAAATTGTTGTATCTCCAGATGAAACCTGAGTCATTGATTCACTAATTCCACCACTAACAGGTTGATTACCTACAGCAGTTTGACCTAAATTCCAAATATCTTCTGCCATTGATGTTTCTGGTACAAGGAACCCACCGACATCTTCGCCAAGTGTTCCTATAGCACCCTCTCTTAAAGCATCATATGCATCAGGGTTTACTGCTTTAACAACTGACAATCCTACTTCAGCTGCTAATAGTGCCCAACCTGCAATTGGTATTGCTTTTGTTCCAAATCGTGCACCCCACTTTGCTACCTTTGCCAACTTATCTGCAGGTATTTTTCCTTGTAAGCCAGCTAAATTTGCTTTAAATCTTCCTCTAAAATTCTTTTTGTTTTTTTGTTTTTCAATATCTTCATAATCTTGCAATGATGTTTTGGTCGTTTTTGTCGTTTTGGTTTTTTGTGTTGTTGTTTTATCACCTCTCCCTGTCGCCTTATCAAATATTTTTTTACCCATATACGCAGTAGAGCCTACACCCAATACCCCACCAGCAGCTATACCTGCACCTGCAAGTCCAATTTGACCTTCAATTGGTTTATCAGGCTCTTGACCACTAAGACTTTTGAAAACATAATCAAGTACGTCCCATGGTGATATTTTTTCTCCCAAAGCAAATATTGCACCCAATATGTCCCCCTTTACTAATTTTTCACCAATTTCAGTTCCCAACTGTGCTAATAACGGATATGCTTCTCTAAAGAATGGCATCACTGTTGAAAGAAGTAACATTGCTATTGGTCTTAAAATGAAACCTATAAAGTCACCAAATGGTCTTAAAACTAAATTAAATGATAAGTTCATAAGTTCTAACATTTTTTGTAACATTGGTGATACACTTAATAATTTTTTAAATGCACCAACAAGTAAACCAATACTAAATGCACTTATTATTATACCATTTTTATGTTCACCTAAGAACTGTGCTAACCCTTCAAATTTACTTGCCATCTTTTTAATGGTTGGGTTTTCTAATATTTGACCAGCTGGTGATTCTGTCAAGTTTACCAATTCTTTTCTCAAACCTTTAAGTGACTCATTCATCATTTTAATCTCTTCTTCTTGTGCATGCCATGCTTCTTTTTTATCAGCACTCCAACCCTCATCAAACTTTGGTAACTTTTCTTGTTTTTCTTCGAGGCTGTGAATCAAAGAGTTTATATCTCTTTCAGTTTGACCTTTCTGTTGCTGTGTTTGAAGAACTTTGGTGAATACACCAAATCCCATTCCCATGCCCTGTCGTGCACCAATACCACCCAACATGCCAGTCACCCTGTTTACACTTATAGTCATTCCCTCTAATGAGTGTCTCAGCTTAATGTTTCTCTGTACACCTTCTTGATGTTCTTGTTCTAATCTTGATTTATTTCTTCTACGAAGGTTTGATAATCCTTCTTCTAATTTTATTGCCTCTCTTTTTATTTTTAATTCTCTTAAATCTTGTATTTCTCTCAAATCTGCATTTTTCTGGGCTAATTGTGTTTTTTTATTCCAAATCTCAAGAGTGGTTGCCATTTTAAGCATTCCTTTAGTTTCTTTCATATATGCATGATCTAGCTTTTCCATGCGCTTTTCAAGCCTTTTTATCATTTCTATTATTTCCTTTGTTAGGAAATTTGCATCGTCAGCCATGATTTATATATTTATCTTTATCTACTTAAAGTTTTTCCTAAAACTTCGTCCAGTAGGAGGCATCGTTTTTTTAACCTCAGCCTCTTCCATAGTATTTTTATGTGTGATGAGCAATTTTTTAAGATATTCTATTGGTTGTGAATCAACGGTCTTTTTATCCCATCCAAACTCTCTTGCGCAAAAATAATATATTAAATATCTTGATTCTTCAGATCCTCTAAGCTCTGGAATGTCTCCATCCAGTCCTCGATATAATCTGCTAAAGGGTGGTATCTCAGCACCTCTCTGAGTATGGCTTGAACTACTTTTGAGTCCAAAAGTTTTATAGTTACCACATCATTTATCTTAAATGGTGCTTTTTTAATTACTTTAACTAGTAAGTTTATTCTATAAATCTGTAAATCAATTTTAGGTCTTGTAACATCTGATAAGTCAACTGCCTCGCCTACCAGTTCTTCAACATCACCAAAAGTTAAAGAGTCCTCAAATGCAACTTCTTCATCTTTACCATTATATGTAATTTTCACTTGTTGAAGTGCCATGTCTAATATCTATAAACCTATTTAATAAGGGTTTATGTCTCTTGTGTTATTTTTGCTGCTATTGCCTTAAATGGCAAATCTTGGAAAACTACTTCAACAGGCTCTAAACCTGTTACACTGTGTTCATCAAATGATAATCCAGTCAATTCTATTGTTAGTATTTGATCTGCATCTTGTGGGTTTGTAAATGTTAAACTTGCTGCAACTGTTGGTGTTGAACTATCTTCATCAATACCACCTTTTGCAGTTAAAGCTGTTGCATCTGCTGCCTGATCTAATAGGTGTTGTAGTAATGTTATATCTTTAAATGTACATTGGAATCTTCCAGTTATATCTAAGACTTTTCTAAATGCTCCAGTTGCGTGGTGTGAGCCTATCTTATACAATAAATCTGAGTTCTGGTTAAAGTTAATATCTACTGATTGAACTTCACCAACAGGTTGTAGTGATGATCCATTAGATACTTTTAACACTCCATGTGCAAATGTAAATGGCACAGCACTTGAATGAATTTTTGTTTGGGCTGTCAAAGTTCCACCTGCGTGAGTGGTTGTTGCAGCAACTTCTTTTCCAAATGTAATATCTGCTGTTGCGTTTAATGGTTCTCCTATACTTGTTGATAACCCTATACTGTTAACAATTCCACCAAGTAATTTTCTTGTCATTAATACTTTTGAATTTTGATTATCTGCTGTTTGTAATTGAATTTGAGTTGTTATTGATCTTGCTGAAACTGGTGCTTGATCTTCACCCAATGTTGGTGGGTACGTAAAAGGTGCTGAACTGTCTACACCATATAATGTGGCAAATATCTCATGAGATGTTCTTGTGTCCATAACGAAACCAATTCCCAATCTTCCCTGTTGTTGACCATATGCATATGCTGTTGGCTCTACTTGACCTAAAGTGTTGAAATCTATTCTATTTGTGGTTAAGGATAATGATGTTACTCTTGTATTTAGTCCAAATGTTTTATCTGCAGTTACTGCTGTACCATATGCAGTTGCACCCTCTAATCCATAATGAACCGATGCACCTGCGCCTGTATAAACTTCTGTTACCATAGATATAAAAGGTGTGAGTTACTATTTAAATATTATTGAGGATCTGCCTTTCTTATGGATAATGTTAGGATATAACTGTACATATTCCTATATAGATAGTTCTTACTGTAAGAACTGATTATTCTCAAATCTGCATAATTTGTGCCTGTCAAATTATCCTTTATTAATTGGGATACTTTCTTCACAACTTCATTATGCCTAGTAATATCTTGATATGTTCTTATCTCTAATTCTAACATTTGCTCATGCCAATGTGCCTGACCACCAATTCCGAAATAATTAACATTTTCCGTTTTTGGATAAATTATCAATTCATCAGTTCTATCATCCATAAATCCAACAGATCTTTTATCCCATATAGCACTAACGTTTGGGGGTCGTATATCTGACCATTTTGTCTGAATCAGGTTTTTCACTATTTCAACTGCATCGTAGGTTAATGTTGCCATATTATTGTTTACCGTATGTGTATTTATAATTAACGTCATATTTAAAGAGACCATCTCTCCACCTCTCCTCTCTCTTCATATCAAAAGTGCCTTCTGCAGGTCTCATGGTCTTAGTGTGCTCATTCCATTGATCATCAGTCCAATGTGCAGGCTTTCTTCCAACATACCATATTTTTCTCGCAACTTTATATGTTGCAGAATCATATAGTGAATTTATAGCCTTATCTTGATTTCTTCCTCTCTTTCCTATTCTTCCAACATATGCTGACATTTCTTCACTCATTTGGATGTTTTCTTGTGTTTGCTCTTCCCTATCCTTCAAATACTCTTCCATCAATTCATCCTTAGAAAATGATGCATATTTCACTTCTTCAACCCATTGTCTTAATGTTGGTATATGTAATTTAACTGTTTTTGGATAAACTGCTTTTTGCATTTGTTCAGGTGTACCAACTGCACCTTTTTCAAGATCAACTACTTGTGATGTTAAAATTCTAGGCTCTGGTCTACTTTCATCCATTGCTTCAATATTTGTATCACTCGGTTCAGGTGTTCTTCCTCGTTGTTGAGCTTGTGCAACAGCTCTGTCTTTTTCTCTCATAGTTGCATCATCATGAACTTTGAAAGTTCTCCTAACATCTTCTTCCATATATTCTGTACCATTAGTACTAATATCTCCATCAGATTCATTAATTGCTTTTTGAACTTCTGTTTCATTTCTATCATCTATAGGTTTACCATCAACTGTGACATCTTGATGTCCATTATCATTACGAACATTTTTACAACTTATCATCGCAACATCCATAGTAATTCTTCTTGCAGCTTTTTTGAGCTTTCTTCCTAAATCATTAATAAACTTAAAGCCCAACAACAACCACTTCTCGTCTGTTAGCTATACAATTCTCAATGTCCTCTTGCCAAATCTTTTTAGATTCACTTGGAGAGTTCATTCCACCTGTTGGTAGCTGATCCATACGAAAACTAGTGTTCATTAATTCTATTGCTGTCATTTTAATTATACAATCTGCAATATCCAATGGGATTGTTGTATCACCTGAATATTCCTCTCCACCATATCTATAAGTTACTCTAACTCTATTTCGCCTTAATATACTGAAAAGAAAACCTCTTAAATGTAAACTTCCTCTTTCATACTCCATATCATACCATTGACCATTTGTAACTATGTTTTCCCAAGTTGCACTTGCACCCTGCCAAATTTCTACTTTATCACCTTGATCAGCATCTAAATCTAATATTCTTCTATGCCTTAAGAAAATTGGTGTACCCCAACCAAATGTATAGAGTAAAGGTAAACTGTGAACTTCCCTTGTTATAGTCTTAGTTCTCCAAGCATGACCAGTTCTTCTCTCAAATTCTGATTCTTTCCTATTAATTATTTTTTCAACCTGTTTCTTATTAGGAGTACTAGTAGCAGTAATGGGGACTCTGAGAAAATCAGATACATCCTCGACTGAACAGTAAGTTGTAGCCATGTAATATATAAACTTAGTATGTATTTAAATTTACTTGAAAACGACCGTATATTCTGCACTGCCTGTGACATCTGCATAGATTCCTTCCTCAAATCGTCTGTTAATATCTTGATAATTTCCTTCAATTTCACCAAATATAGTGAATTCTGCTGAACCACTAGAATCTCCATTCTTTAAGATACATTTTGCTCCACTGGAACCCTTCTTGGTACAGAAAACTGCAACTACCACACCATGAGCACCTTTTATGGCTGTATCTGCATTGAATGATACTACATTGTGATTGTATTCTACCATAACATATGAAAGATTCACGAATATATAAAGTTATTCGTATAAAAGAAAAAAAAGAAGGCTTTTTTGGACTCTAGTAGCCTATGACTATGAACTCAAATATCTTATTTGCGATACTTGTGCTATTAGCTAATTCTGCGAAAGCTGCGCCTGCTGAGCCACCAACTGTAAAGAGTTTAATCTTTTCATTGGCTTTGTCATATTCTACTTTGTATGTTGAATCCGTGTATTCTGGGATTACAGCAACTAGTGTGGATATTCTCTGCTCCTTTAGGTCAGCCGACACTCCGTTGGTCGCATATGCATCTGAGCCACCTGCTGTGACTTTGATTTTATACACTCGCAACTTTGAGGTCAAAGCTGCTTGCCATGAGAGTGTTTTTCTCACGTTAGCGTTTGTCCAGTCTGATGTACTGGTTGTAACTGCCATAACAGAATGTATAATGACACATATATAAAGATACCCCCTAGTTTTCACTAGAGGGAAATAGATTAACGTTGTTTAGATCTCCAACGCCCAAGAATGTGTAAGGCTCTGACTCTCACTAATCTAATTACAACTAACTTGAATTTAAGTATTAAAATAAAAAAAAGGGGTTTTAGGTATTGGATTTCTGATCTTTAAACTTCTAAAGTTTAATATCTCTAATCTTACCTTGTGACTTGAAATGTCTACAAACAGTTTCTCCCATAGTCCTAAAGACACCTTTCTCAACAAATGCATTGTTGATGAATGGATAGCCTGCAGATCTACGAGTTGCTTCGTAATATTCTGTTGGAATTGCGATTTGTATACCAATTCTTGGGTAGCCATAACCTTCAGCATCTGAGGTGTCCAATGCGAATAGTCTTCCGACTTCTGAAGAGTCTCCAGAATCGCTTGGTGCATCTTTTGATGGAATGAATGGTATTCCATAAATTGAGTCTACATGAATTCCGACTCCAGTACCTTTGAATGTTTGAATTCCATTTACATCAATTTGTA